AAAGTTTACTATATACAAAACATAAGAGGTACTAACAATTTAAATATTAACAATTTTTCAGACAATTGTCAATTATTTATAGTAGTGTGTTATAATAGTTTTAGTGGATGAGAAAAACATTCAATTACACACACTTGATAATCTGCAGTTCCATCCATACAGATCTTATATAATAACCAAGATAAGTGCTACAGATTATCATACTAGGTTCTTTAGCTTAGTTGGTAGCTACCCGTTCGGTCGCTGGTTCGAGTCCAGCAAGAACCATAAAGAAATGGAGAGTGAAAAAAAAGAGGGGGAAATCTTGCTAACTCTTTTATAATAGTGTTTTAAAAACTCCCCTCGCCTCCATTGAATGGATTTTATAGAATCCAATAGTATTAGAAATCGCTCAATAGAGCGGTTTTTGTTTTTCTTAATCCGATATGATACGATATAATCTGATAAAAGGGAGGGAGAAAAAGAGGGAGAAAAATAAAAAAACCAGTTTATTAATACTGGTTAAAAATCAATATAATCGGAAAATTGTTGCCCTATTTTATCTTTAGCAAATTTAGTGATATGAGTATAAATGTTCATTGTTGTTTTTAAATCTGCATGCCCTAGGCGATATTGAACTTGTTTTAAACTCATGCCTGATTCAAAAAGCAAGCTTGCGTGAGTATGTCTAAATGCATGAATTCTGATTGGTTCAATTTCTTTTTCTTTGGTTATCTCTAAAAGCCATTTTCTAGGTTTTGAAGGTGATAGCATCCCTCCATTTTCAGATTCAAAAATTCGTGTGGATTCAGGATAGGTTTGGTGCAATTCATCAAGGATTTTACAAGTTTTTTCATCAAGGCTTAACAATCTGTTTGAATTAGCTTTAGGGGGAAGTATTTCATATCCTACAGGAGAATGAGAAATAGCTTTGTTGATATCAAGAGTTGATTTTCTATAATCTTTCCATTCAAGAGCGAGAAGTTCACCTTTACGAATTCCAGTAAAAGCAAGGATACGAAATAAAGCTATTTTCTTAATATCATTCGTTTTTTCTACTAAAGCCATAAAATCTCTTAATTCATCGGTATCATAAAAATCTTTCTTTTCTTCAACCTTTTTCTTAATACCTTGAGAGGTTACAGGAGCCGCTGGATTAGCTTGTATGTAACTTAGTAGAGCAGCGTGATTAAATACCTTGCGAACCATTCCGAATAGTTTACGAGCGAATTTAAGCTTCTCAGATAAATCATTTCTAAAGTTTTGTAACTCCATGGGTGTAAAATCTGATAGTTTTGTGCTTCCTATGACGGGTAAGACATGTTTTTCAAATGCTCTAGTAGTTTTATAGTAAGTGCTGTTCTGTACTTCCTTTTCATAAACCAATAGCCATTCATCATAAAGTTCTTTAAACGTCATAGCACTTTTTGGCGTAGGATTATCAATTTCTTCTTGGATATTATGCAAAGCAGCTCGGGCATCAGCTTTGGTTTTAAAGCCACTTTTTTCAGCGTACTGGCTTTTACCGTTCTTTTTTCCAATATATGCTTTGAACTTATAAGCAGTAGTGCCATTTTTCTTTTTATATGCTTTTATTTCCAAAGTTGCTTTTTATACCTCATTTCTGATAAAATGGTATAGTAAAAAGCTTGTTAAAAGCTTTTGTACTATTTTATAGTTCAAATCCGCCCCTCGTTGCCAAACTTTGGCGGATTTTTTATTTATAAAATTCTTTCAGATATAATTTTTGCAATTTCAGACACATTTGCACGACTTGAGAATTCTAATTTTACTTTTCCCAAACTCGAGAACCATAATTCCAATTCGCTGTCTAAGTCAAAAGTACCAGCTGTTTCAATAGAGAAAGTTTGAATTTTAGAATAAGGAAGAGATGTGAAATCTTTTTTCTTACCAGTAATACCTTGGACATTAATAGCGATAATACGATGAGTTGTAAATACGACTCCATCACGTATCCCTTTATATGTTCCTAGGATAGACTCGCCTTTTACAAAAATCGGTGAGATATTATTAACGAAAGCATCATCATTTGTAGGTTTTAATTTAATAAAAGAAGCATTGTTAAAATCAATCATTTTTATTTTTCCTTAAATATTCGGTGGGGTTATTATATTTTTTTATTTTAAATTAGAATTAAATTTGACTTCAGAAGGATCCATAATTGAACGGTTTTCTCCGATTTTTACACCTGAAATATAATAATTAAATTGAGGATTATTTTCTCCTTTGGAATAAGCTATCTTAGCTAGGTTTTCATTTAAAGTTTGGACTAGACTCTTTATTTCCATATTTGAATAAGATGCAAAAATAATATTCAATTGAACATCAGCAACTGGGTAAATTGAACCTTTGTCTATACTGTCAATGGCAGTATTACCTAAATTCTCATTTACAGTTTGGGCCGCAGAAGACATGGCCTCATAAAAATCGTTCTCTTTTATGCTATCCTTTTGTTCTTTTGTTGTTCCACCACTTAATATTTTAGAAGTCTTAACTACTGGTGTTGGAACTTTGTCTCCACCTAAGTCTACATTCTTGATATTAACTACAAAGTCCACTTTTGTTCCATCAGTCCAACTTTCTGCATCATGTTCATCAGCGTATAACATCATACCAGCAATTGATGATTGTTCTGGGGCTTTTACATACACTGTATAGTTTCCAGTTGAACCAGTACTCCAATTATCTGAACGCATCATTTCTCCAACAAAATGATATTCTTCTCCAGATTTTAAAGTTCCATTATTTGTTTTTTCAACAAGCTTATCTGGGGTTGTTTCAATAGGTTTTGGAGTAACTGAGGTTTCTTGTTTAGTAGTATCTTTTTCCTGTGAAGCCTGTTTTTCTTTTTTTGAACTAGCAGAGGTAATGGATTGGCTAGTTTTTGTTACTTTGGGTGTTGCTTCTGATTTAGAATCTGTATTTGTTGTATTCGAAGTAACTGCACTGCCAATAATCGAAATGACAATCAGTGATATAGCAACTATGAAAGATGTTTTTGGTTTGAATTTTGTATACTGTCCTCTTTTTTTAGATTTTACAAATGAATATAAAGCATAACCAAATATTATCACGCCTGAGATGAGGGTTATTGGCCACAATTTAAATAGTAAGCTTATACATATTATAAAAACTATAATTTTAAACCATTTTATGTTTTCCCATAAATTTTTTAGTTTTTCCATAAACTTTCTCCTAACCTAGCTTTTAACGAGAATCAAGACATTGCTCGTAGTTTTACTTATTTAATTAGTTCCCAATAATAGCTGGAATTCTTTTTCTGCCATATTAAAGAAATTATGACTTAGATGATAATGATCCAAAAATTGGTAAACATTAATAGCTTCAATTACATCAAAATAACTAATGTAATCTACGATATAATCATGCATTTCTTGCTTATTTATACTAACTTTTATTTCATCTTCAAATATTTCAGTGATAGCTTCATGCAGCTCTAAATATTCATTTTTGATGATTGACTCAGCCAATTCAAAAGGTGCATCTGTTGTATTCACAAACACATTGAAATATTCATAGCTTCCCCCATTGGCTTCAAATATTTCCCAAAGCAGAAGAATCGCTTCGTGGTTTGCTCTAACTTCTTGTGGATTGATTGCATCAAAATATTTTCCACGATGGTTATCTTTATTAATGATATGAATCAATTCATGAGCAACTTCGAAAGGAGTTGCTTCATCAGAATTATAAATCATTACCCTAGCATCAACATTAACAACTGCCGGTAGTGGCATAGATTTAATATCACATATTTTGAATCCACATTTTTCAATTTCTTCAAGGAGATATTCTAAAAGCTCCTGTCTGCTCATAGAAACCTCCTATTTGTCTTCTAGCTCTTTTCCTAGAGCTTTTTTCATAGCTTCTTTTACTTCATCAGTTAGAGGTCTGCCATCAAATGAAACCCACTTGTCCCAATCAACTTTATTATCATCCACTAAATCTGCAAGGTCAAATTTTTCTTGTTCGTTTTTAATAGAAACAATTTTAGATTTCTGCTCTTCTTGTTCTTTTAATTGAACATTTGCAGTATCTAAAACTATTTTTTGTCTTGGCTCTTCCAATTTCTTCATAACTGTAATAGTTTCTTCTATAGTTTCAGAATCATTTTCTGATTCTCGCGGTTCAATCATTGGAACGTCATAACCCATTAACCACGGCTCACTAACTCCCAAAGTTTGAGATAATAATATCAATTTTTGTTGATCGGGATTAGATTTTCCGTTTATATAATTAGATAAATGAGTTTTTGACATTTTTATACCCAATTTATCTTGAAAAGGTTTTGATTTTTCAAGTATATCAACCTGTCTTAATCCTCGGTCGTTCATTATTTTCTTTAATCTCATTTGAGAGTTTTCTTTTTTCATGAACTTATTATAAAACATTTATAAAAAAGTTCAAACTTTTTATACTTTTTCCTTGACAATTATTTTCCAAATGATATAATTAAATCATAAAGTTCAAAACATTTGGACTTTGTATCAAACAAGCGAACAATCATGGAGCATTCAGTACGGCAGACGGAACAGGCTCAAATGACGGTACACGACGTATTCACCGCGACGTAAGTAGCAAGTTTGGCAAATAAAAAGCCCCAGAGGGGCAGAAAGGATGTATCATGACTATTGATTATTCTAAATTGAAAGGTCGCATTAAAGAAAAGTATGGTAGTCAGCAAGATTTTGCAAAGGCTATCGGTTTATCAGAAAAAATTATTTCCGATAAGCTTAATAATAAATCATACTGGAAACAATTAGATATCGATGCCGCTACAGAACTTCTTGGTATTAAAAAAGAAGATATTGGTATTTATTTTTTTAATAAAAAAGTCCAAAAAATTTGAACTTTATAAAAAGAAAGGATTCGAAAATGAATCAATTAATTACAATCACACAAAACGAAAACAACGAACAAGTAGTAAGCGGTCGTGAACTACATCAATTTTTAGGAGTAAAAACTCGATATAATGACTGGTTTGAAGATATGGTCAAGTACGGGTTTACAGAGAACGTTGATTTTATAGGTTTTACTGAAAAAAGAGTAAAACCTCAAGGCGGTCGTCCAAGCGTTGACCACGCTCTTAAACTTGACATGGCAAAAGAAATTTCTATGATTCAACGTAACGAAAAAGGGAAACAAGCTCGTCAATATTTCATTGAAGTTGAAAAAGAACTCAAACAACAGCTTTTACCGCAAACTCCCGAACAACAAATTGCATTACTCGCTCAAGGCAATGTGAACTTGAACAAAAAGGTCGAGCAAATCGAAAATTCAGTTCTTGATTTGACTGACCGATTCGGACTTCCATCAAATAAAGCTAAAGTTTTGCAAAAGAAAGTAGCAAGCAAAGTTTATATGTTTACTGGCGGTAAATATTCAAATGCTCATAAGAAATTAGGGGCTAAGGTATTCAGAGAGTTTTATAAAGATTTGAATAACCGCTTCGATGTTGTGAAATATAGCGATATTCCATTAAGTCGTTATGACGAAGCAACAGAATATCTTGATATGTGGCAACCATCTTTCAATACAACGCTTGAAATTCGTGGATTGAACTCACAAACCAGCTTTTACTTTGAAGAATAGAGAGGAAAATCCATGGAACAAACACTTGAAGTACAAGCGACTATTTCAGTTTTAATTCCAGAAGATAAGATTCTTGTAGATAAAGTTGAATATCAAGAGCTTAAAGAAAAAGACTTTGACGGCTGGGTTGGTATGGATGTTTTTACAGAAAAATCAAACCGTAGTATTCCAACAGTTTCCAAAGTTTTAAGAAAACCTGATTTGAGAAAAATAATAGCAGTTGAAAACGGAGGTTGGGTATATTACCCAAATGGTAAGGGAGATAACTGGTCGTTTAGGTTTAAAGAAATGATGGATTTTATAAACAAAGAATTTTATCAAAAGTTTTCAGGAGGGAGTGGTCTATGACTTACACATACATAGTCAACCCATCAAAATTAAATGCGGTGCTACGCTAGAAAAGAGAGATTTTGAATAAAGAAATAGAAAAGTTAGCTAACAACTATAAAGAAATAATTAACAAAACATCAGATCTTGCTTTGAAGCAAAATGATGGTGATATAAGAAAAGCTCGCAAATGGCTAAAAGAGCAACTGTTTTATACAGCTGATAGGGCCACAAACGAGCTTATCAAATTATCAATAGATAATATTTTAGATTACCACGGTGTTTCTTCTAACGAAACAATTGCTGAAGTTTTATAAGTAGTTTTAAAATCTAGTCCGATAGCAAACCAGTCAGTACTACCAAAAAGTCCCATCAGCCCAATATGTTGATATGATGTTCCTAAATCTGGAGAGTCTATGTTAGAACCTGAAAAAACTCCTTCGGCATAATATCCATCAGGATCTTTATCTAATGAATTCCAAGCGCTTATTCTGGTTTCTTCAGAAATAACGATTGACTCACCATTAGAAAAATGTACTTTAACAGACATCAACTTTCCTCCTTTCCATAAAACTAAGCAAATACCGCAAATATCTGCTCACAGTAATTATAGCACTCGGAGGATTAAAACACATACATAGAAAGGAAAATAATGGAAACAACAATCATAAACGGGCGCAAAGTCCGAGTGTTGCCAACCAATGTTGGACAAATCTATCATGATTTAATCAAAAGAGAGAATCGTGGAGTAGTAGTCTTTGAAACTTGGCAACGACCAGACGGAAGTCTTTATATGACTTCACGCAAAAAGAATAAACAAGAGCTTGCTGCTGATAAAGCTGCAATGCTTAACGAATGTATTTCAGACTGGAAAAAAGTTTGGAACTAAAAAAGCCTTCGCAGGCAAATGGAGGTTCTAATGGAACAAGTAAAAACAATTAATCATCTTGGGCAAGTAGTTTATCAAGAGTCAGTCGAATTTTATAAAGAAAAACTCTCAGTTTGCTCAAAAGATTTTCTTCAAAATGCGCTCATCCCTCAGCTTTATGAATGGTCAAATGCTTATAAAGCAGCGGTTGAACTGACAAAATAAAAAAGCCCGCACTAGGAATGCGGACTAAGACGTGATGTCTCTTAATTTTACACTTAGATTATATCACGTTTCAACAAAAATAAGAAACGGAGAACATTATGGACTTACAACTTATACCAGTAGATGGCGATGGACAAAGGGTTGACTTGAATCCATCAGCTATAAAAGATATGGATAACATCACACTTACAGAATTCTTAGCTCAGGCAAAGATTATATCTGACCTTTATAAAAAGGGCGAAACCGAGGTTAAAAAACGGCTTGATGAAGGTCAACAATTTAATCGTTTGAGTTATGGTAAAGCAGCACAACAAAGGGTTTTAACAATGACTAATAAACAGAAATATGACTTAGTTAAAGCTCATGGTTGGGATTGTGTAGAGCCAATTACTTTAACTAAACTAAAGAGCAAGTTTGGAGATGGAATAGAGCAAGAACTTGAGCAGTCCATTGTTTATAAAGATAAGAAAGCACCTCTTAAATGGGATGCGTGAGGTAAATCATGGCAGATTATGAAGAACAAATGCTTGCCTTACAAAAACCTTTGCAACCAGACCGAGTAGTTTGGAGAGTTCAACAATCAGGATTTTCTAAACAAGGTAAACCTTGGGCTATGGTTCTTGCTTATATGGATAATCGGGCAGTCCAAGAACGTTTTGATGAAGTTTTTGGAATTGCCGGATGGAAGAACGAATTCAAAACAGCTCCAGATGGTGGAACATTATGTGGTATATCCGTTAAGTTTGGAGACGAATGGGTCACCAAATGGGATGGCGCAGAAAATACTCAGGTTGAAGCAGTTAAAGGTGGATTATCTGGATCAATGAAGAGAGCAGCTGTCCAATGGGGAGTAGGTAGATATTTATATGACTTACCTACCAGTTTTGCTCAAACCTCACTTGAAAAGACTGATGGTTGGAACAAAGTTTTTGATAAAAATTCAAAAAAGAACTTTTGGTGGAAGAATCCACAGCTTCCAAGTTGGGCTTTACCTCAGAATTCAAAGGTTCAAAATACAAAAGCTGATTTTACTGAAGAAGAGATACCAACTCCACCTAAATTATATGTTGTTGGTAAAGATAAAAAAGAATTTGATGAGAAAAAGCTTCAAGCTGTAGTTAACAAAATGGCTATTATTGCCGGAAAAGACTATGGGGCAAGTGTTGATGAACAAAATGATTGGCTAAAAATGCCACTTGATGAAGCATACAATGATATCGAAAAATTCGTAGATATAAAAAAGGAAGAACAAAATGATTAACAATGTCACTCTAGTAGGGCGAATCACTAAAGAACCTGAACTTAGATATACACCACAAAATAAAGCAGTTGCCACTTTTACTCTTGCAGTTAATCGAGCATTTAAAAACGCTAATGGAGAAAGAGAAGCTGACTTTATCAGTTGTGTTATTTGGGGTAAATCAGCCGAAAACTTGGCCAATTGGACTCATAAAGGTCAATTAATTGGAGTTATTGGGAATATCCAGACTCGAAACTATGAGAACCAACAAGGGCAGCGTGTTTATATTACGGAGGTTGTCGCAAGTAATTTCCAAGTACTAGAAAAAAGTAATCAAGCAAATGGTGAACGAATTAGTAATCCAGCTTCAAAACCACAAAATAATGATTCTTTTGGAAGTGATCCAATGGAAATTTCAGATGATGACCTACCATTTTAATTAACAACCAGGTGCAGCGTGCGTAACAAATGCTTAAATTCGAGGGGATAGGCAATGCGCAACATCCCCCAGCCTTTAATTTGAAAAATAAAACTTGAAATAAATATAGAAGAAAGGAGTATTCGTGGCACAAAGAAGAATGTTCAGCAAAGAAGTAACAACGAGTGACTTATTCGTTGATATGCCGTCATCAAGTCAGCTTTTATACTTTCATTTAGGAATGGAAGCTGATGACGAAGGATTTATTGGTAATGCAAAAATGTTAAGCAGAGCATACGGTTCAAATAATGATGATTTGAAACTTTTGGAAGCCAAAGGATTTATCATTGCATTTCCGAGTGGAGTCACAGTTGTTAAAGATTGGAATTTGAACAACAAAATAAGAAAAGATAGACAAAAACCAACAATATATACAGAAGAAAAAATACTGTTATCTCTTGATAGCAAAGGGTCTTATCTACTTGGCAACCAAGTGTCAACCATTCCGCAACCAAATGACAACCAAATGTCCGCACAGGATAGGATAGGAGAGGTTAGGTTAGGTAAGGATAGTATAGGTAAGGATAGTATAGACGCTTCGCAACCAAATGCCTTCCAAGAAAAAAGTTCAGGAGAAGATATAAACTCACTTCTTTCTGAATATCTTGATTCGTTTATTGAATTCTCTAGTAAAAATATTGCAAAAAGAGCAATGGCACAAGTTGAATTCATGAAACTCTCATCAGAAGAAAAGAAACAAGCAGTAATCGGAGCTAAAAATTACTTTGAATGGTATAAACAAGAAAATCCAGAAGATAAAACTAAAAAATTTAGTATAAATTCCTATGCGTTTTTAGAAAGTGCAACTTTCAAATCATTCCAGCAAAAAGTAAAAGTTAAAAAAGAAACTCTTGGAGGTCTTATCTAATGGCTTTTGATACATGGAGAGATGACGGAGAGTTTGCTATCAAAGCAACCGATGTTTTAAAAAACTATCAAGAAGGTGGGGAACTGGGAGCTTGTGAAGTTCACGGCTGTGAGATTATCGGTTCTAAGAAACCTGTGCTTTCATATCCTAAGAACGAAAAAGGCGAAGTGATTGGAGAACCTTACTTATACAATGTAAGAGTTTGTCCGATGTGTCATGCTGAAGGCATAAAGACAGTTTCTGCCAAAGCTGTCAATGACTTCTTAGGAGAATTCAAAGATAAAAAAGGTATTGATTTGACTAAAAATGTCATTGTTAAATATGATTTCGCTGATGAATTAAGTGTTGTATCTTGTGACAACATGGTCAAGTGGATTGTTACCAATGTTGGCAGACAGAAAAAAGTAAAACGATTAAAGGTCAGAAAGTACATACAGATTGCTGAAAATAGATTTTCTAGTGATGAAGCAAGAGAAAAATATTTGAAGATATTACATGATATTGAAGAAGCAGAAATTCTTATTTTCGACTCATTGGCAGATTTCACAGCAAATCAAGCTGAAAAAGCATTGACTCCTTTATTAAGCGCAAGTGATAACTGCTCAATTATTATACTAACAATTCCAGAAAGTGATGAAAGGCTTGAACAATTGCCAGCAAGATTGAAATTTAAACTCAATAATGCGCAAGTAATGAATTTCTCAAGTACAGGACAACAAAGATGAAATTTGAATTTGAATTGGATAAAATGCCAACTACTCAGCAGCAAAAAGGCATAAAAAAAGTGAAAGGGAAACTTCAATTCTATGACCGTAGAGGGACAAAAAACTACAGCCTTAAAGCTCAACTCATGAAAAATAAACCGAAAGAGTGCTTTGAAAAAAACGTTCCTTTGAAGCTATCCGTTACTTTTTTCTACGCTATCAAGCAAAAAAAGCGTTGGTGGCAATGGAAAACAAGCAGACCTGACTTAGACAATCTTATGAAGAACTTACAAGATTATATGACTAAGTTGCGTTATTACAGTGACGACAGCCAGATTGTATGGCTTGAAGCTAAAAAGGTTAATGACGAGAAAAACAGAATAGAAATTGAAATTACAGAGGTGTAAGAATGATTAAAACAAATTTTGTCACTTTGAAAAAGCTGTATGGATTGGCAAGAAATAATAATTTCAACGCTAACCACAAAGAGTTATCTGTGAAAATCAGCGGTCGAACTAAGCATAATCACGAACTTTCTCAGCTTTATTTGGATATTTGCAATAAATATAACCATTCAAAGCAAATGAAATGGAAAGATTTATACAAAATACTTGAAGAATTGACCAAAGATAAACAAATAGAACTGTAATAGCTATAATTCATGAAAATTACGGTTACATTGAGCGCTTAAAACGTTTCATGGATAATTTATCACGAACTAGACAAAAGCGCTTAGAAGCTAAAATATGAGGTAGTAATATGTTCAGCAAAAATGAAATAAGGCGTGGAGATAAAATATGCTTCCGCGACACAAAATTCTTAAAAGTTATCGAAGTTACTGACAAATACATAACGGTTGAAAAAGACCAGTTCACTAAAAAATCAGTTAAGCGTGATGATTTTAGAATTGTAAAAATAAATGGAAGATACCATGCATGTGAACTCTTTGACAGAGTTGTGAAGTGAGGGATGAGATGAAGTGTAAAAAATGCGGTAACAAAATAGATTGTGATTGCATGGGATGCCATGAGTGCCATCCAGAATATACTTGTGAAACGTGTGGATTTTGCCACATTGACGGTTGGGAAGCTGGGGCATGTTGGAGTTTAGCCAATGACCCTGATTATGACCCATTCGATATTTAAAGGAGATAAGAAATGACAGTTGAAAGTTTACTAAAAGTTATTGAAGAAGGGATGACAGTTATTTTAAAAACTGAAAAAAATCGAATCATAGTCCAATTTGAATGTGGTAATGATATTGAAGCTTTCAGCTGCGGTTTCCTTTACAGAAAAATAAAAATTATCAAAATAAAAAATGGTAGCGAACTAATCGCAATCTTGGAGGACACGAAAAATGACTAAAAAAATAAATGTAACATGCGAAAAATGCAAAGAGAATTTCATATTTACAACTGAAAGTTCAATCGTTGATAAGGTTTTAGATGAAGGGCATTATATTTGCTTCACTTGTGAAGATGAAAAAAGTGAGGACACGAAAAATGACTAAGTTTGAAGAAGAAGTAAAAAGACCAGATAATGGCCCAATCACTGAACTAAATAATAATATGCAAGAAGTTTTCAGCCAATATCGCAAAATGCGCCAGTATGCTGATTATCTTGAATACGAGTTGAAACAGAAGGATGAACATATTCTAAAAGTCGAAAACGAAAACTCATTCATGCGAGATGAGCGTACTACGTTTGATTCAAATGGTATGGCAGTTGAACCTAAATTCCAACAGCAAGCCCTGCCAGTCGTGCCAAGTTTTGTTGCAGAGTGGATAGAAATATTAAAAACTAAAGGCCTTAAACCACTAAAAAATCCAGAAACATACGGAGAAACTGGATTTACAGAAGAAAAACTACAAAATATTGTATTTTGGATTTCTGAACGCCAAGAAGATTATATGCGTGCATGGCTAGACGGCTACACAGTCGAAAAACCGCAGCTGTTCTATATGAGAGATGAGTTAACCGGACAATTCCTTGCAAAAAATAATCAATTTAAAAATGATGATAGATACTTCTTTTGGAATGGAGAAGACCCACTTACGCATTCTATTGGCACAGCGTGGAAGTTAACCTTCACCCAAGAAGAAATCGACAGCATGCAAACTGGGAGCTACGAGCTTGTGCCTGTGGAGGACGGAGAATGAAAAGAAAATTTTTAAAGTTAAATACCCAAGCAATAAAGCCAGAAAGAGCGACAAAACACAGCGCTGGTTATGACATTTCATCAAGTGAAACAGTTACGATTCAACCTGATGAAATTAAAATGGTAAGCACTGGGCTAGCTGTTCAACTTGGAGATGATGAAGTATTGAAATTATACGACCGTTCAAGTAATCCAGTTAAGCGTGGCATTGCATTGATTAATTCAGTAGGAATTATCGATTCAGATTACTATCCGCAAGAATTTAAAGGCTTATTTATGAACATCTCAAAAGAGCCTGTAACGATTTCTAAAGGTCAAAGAATAATGCAAGGGGTATTTGTCAAATACCTTACAACAGACGATGACAACGCAAATGGAAAGCGTACAGGCGGTTTTGGTAGCACTGGGGAGGTTTGAAAATGACACAAGAAACAGCAAAAGAGCGCATCTATCGTGAAGCATTGGATGAAATAAATAATTTAGCAATTGATGTGGCCATGGATTTTGAAGAAACTGGAATTGATTCAGTTGATTGCGGAAAAATAATGGATATTGCAAACAAGGCATTTTTTGCAGAAACAAATCAACAACCTTCAGATACTGACAAACTTTCGGTTGAAAAACTCCAAGAACAGCTTAACACTGCGAAAAAGTATATCGAGCATGTTATTGGAACGATTAAACATGATGGGCATTTAGGAACGATTCAAACAGACTGGATTTTGCCTGATTTAAAAAAAGCACTCGCAGCGATTGGAGGGGATGATGAGCTGTAATCAATGTAAAAGTGAATATTATATGAGGGTTGTGCAATATGCTAGACCATTGCTACAACCACTTACACCAGAACAAGCAGTTATGGATAACTTGCATGAAATGACAGGTAAAAGATTTTATAGAATTTATCCAAACTTTTGTCCAATGTGTGGTGAAAAAATTGAAGGGAGCGGCGATGAGTAATAAAAAATGTCCGAATTGTGGCTATGAACTTGATTCATGGAATGACTGTGTTTCAGTTAATAATATTTTAGAATGTCCAGAATGTGAAGAACATTTTGAATTAAAGGCAGTTAGATTAAATAAACCCCAGCTCACAATTCCTAAAAGCATTGCGGAAATTCTTGGAAAATATGACGGGTATAATCCCACAGCTGATAAGCTGATTATGATGGCTTACAGAGATTATCAAGAATTTCATGATTGGATTATAAAAGACTGGGTTAAAAATGACAATATTGCCAGAGCCTACCTCGTAGGCAAAGCCCTCGGAGTTGATTTAGTGAAAGTGGTGGAGGGGATAGATGACAATTACTGAGCAACAATTCTATGACATGATCGATGTTGATGAACATATGAATTTCACAAATCGAATTCAAGAACTTGTTTTTGATAAAAAAGGACGTGAAGAATTTTATTCTAAAATCTTAAATATCCACCATGACATGAGTGTTGATTTTTTTAGAGATTATTTTATGAGTCACTCGGCTGTTTCCTCAAAAGGACAGCATTATACACCAGATGCACTTGGTAAGCTTACAGCGTTGCTTGTAGGTGGTTCTGGAGGTGCTGATTTAACTGGAGCAGGAACAGGAACTCTAATCATTCAAAAATGGCAAGATGACCGAATGAATGCAGACTTTTTTAACTATTTGCCGAGTAACTATTGGTACCAGGCATTAGAATTATCGGATGAAGCTATTTCATTCTTGATTCATGCCTTTGCAATTCGAGGAATGAATGGTGTAATCATTCATGGTGATGCATTGGAAATGGCCGTGAAACAAGTTTATTTCATTCAAAACAGTGCTAATAATCCGATTGGTTTCTCAGAGATAAATGTTATCCCTCACAGCAAAGATGCAATGGAATTTTTAGGAATTAATGAATGGACGGAACAGGCAATTGAACATATTGAAAGTAAATTTCCTGACTGGATTCCACTCATAGAAGAAAAGAAAGAACAGATGAGTTTATTTGACGAGTGCGAAAAATGACCTACAAACTAATATCGCTGGTCAATGACTGGTGGGGAGGGATTGAATGAAAGTAAGAAATGATGTTGCAGATTGGCTAGAATCAAATGATGAACAGACTTTATGCGATGATTTTTTGACAGAAGAACACGAATTTGACAACTATCTAGGAAAACTTGCTTTAAATTTAGGGTACGAATTTGTAACTGATTTTATTGTTGATCTAAAGCGAAATGGATTTGTACGAGAAAGCCAGACGAATACTGGTATGAGGATAGTTAAATGAAACTTTTGTGTAAGCTGTTCGGGCATAAAACAAAAGAAGAACATCAATATAGACATTCTTGTTATTTGTACTGTTATAGATGCAAAGAAAATGTTTGGGTTGTTGCTCCGAAGAACCCAAAAGTAAAAGTCTGTCAGTGTCAATGGTGTGTTGAAAATAAAATCAACCGCTCAGACCTTGACGAGTCAGAGAACGTGTTCCCTGAAAAATGGCTTGATAAACATATGGATTGAGGTGGAAAGTGGATAAAAAAATAAGAGATTACTTGACAAAATTTGTTATATTCTTAGTTGTTTTCATGACTACTTCTAATATGATTAGTATGTTTTTTAAAAATGCAACAACTAGCGAATGGATTTTAACTATTGTTATTTCTTTAATCGCAGCATATCAAAATCTGGATTGAAGTGGATATGAAAAAATTTGAGTTATATAGCGCTGCAATCTGCAAGCCAGAAGGAATTGCATTTGTAAAAAATACAGTTAAAGCTGATAATTATGCTGATATTATCCAAGAAATCGAAAGCAACGCAGGTTGGTACACTGCTGACAACGGAGCTTTCAAAGTTGCCTATATCGAGGAGGTTGCGGAATGAAATTACTCAAATCGTTATTGATAGCAATTGGGATTGTAACTTTGGGTTTTACCATTGTTATAGGAGAAGTATTAATAGGTAAAGTTTTTGGAACAGTCGCTTTCCTTTTAGTAATGGCTCTACTCTTAGTCATTGCTTATACGACTTTATTTTACTTAGCGGAAAAGGATAATTGAACGCAAAAAAAGCCCAAGCTGACCAAGCTTGAGCGAAATACGATTTACGACAACTTATTATATTATTTTCGGTCAGTTATATTATATCACATATACTGAGCTAGGAACTCGCTAAACTCAACTGGAGGAGAAATAAAATGTTTTATATCACACCAACACCAACGTCATGGATTATCTGGACAATTATTTGGGTAATCGGAGTATTACTAGGTTTAGGATTGTTTATTCTAGGTTCAATATTACGCGAAAACAGAAAAAATAATGTCGCTTATGGAGTTTTTGTTTTAGTAGCTTTAGTAGCGTTAACTTTAGTTGGACTAAGCGGTTCATCATATTATCATAATTATACTAATTCATCGTCATATAACATGGCCAAGAAGAATCTCAAAATTGAATATGATATGAATCAACAGCGTACTATCATTATTAAAGATTATAAGGGAGATGTATTTTATGAATATACAGGTTCATTTTCTTATAAAATGTCTGGTCGTAAAGTTGATTTAACCGATAATAAAACTGGAAATAAGATTTCAGTCTATATGGGAGATAACGATACATTTATTGTTACTGACGCAGGGATTAAAGGAGAAAAGAAATGATTGCAAATATAATTATTTTAGCCTACGTGCTATTCCTGATTCTTGGAATGTTCATTACACCTTACGCAATTGGAAAGCCAAGAAGTCCAATAAGTATTGGGACTGCAACCTTTAATATATTATTTGGGATTGCGTTTCTAATCTCGTTATATTTTAAATTAATTAATTAAACAAAAAAGCCCGCTGGGAACGGGCTTCGGCAAGAAGTTTTCTAACTTAATTATACCACAAAAGGAGAACTTGGTTAATGGCAGATAAGTTAGATAGAATTATTGGAGATTACGTTAATGGCAGACTTGAAGCCAGAATAAAATCAATTGAAAGTAGATATCTTTATAAACAAAAAGTAGATAACTTAGGTATTCGTACGGCTTATTCTGGTGGTTCGGAGCCTGAAAGTCATGTTTTAAATAAAGAAGCGCTTGAAAATGATGAGGAATTAATCAGATTAAGAGAATTGATAAGACAAATAGATATCTGGTATCTACCTTTGATTCAAGTCGAAAAAGAGGTAATAAGACTAAAATGTGAAGGATATAATGGTAGATACTGGTATCAAGTAATGCAAGAATTGGATGTTCAAGGATTTGAAGTTCCACAGAAGAAAGCTAAAGCTGCTTATTATAAATTTAGGAATGACATCTATTCTTTTGTTATTCACTTAATTTGAGAGGGACAAAATAGGCAAAAAAAGAATCGAAATTGCCTAAAATTGGCACCTCAACCCTTGTTTTTGCTGATATACTTGTATTATGAAGTAAAAGGCAAAAGCACAAAACAACAACTAATTCGGTTTGAATATACTTCATAACGTTGCTGGACGATAAAACCAGCGTAGCAAGGAAAACACCACTGGAGAGTGCGCAGGGTTCGACTCCCTGACTTGCTATTATATTTTATTACAGGTTGTCCATTGGGCAGCCTTTTATTGTTGGAAAGGAGATTAAATGCCAGTATTAGAAAATGCAAGACACGAAAAATTTGTTCAATGCCTAATTTCTGGCATGAGCCAACGAAAAGCATACAGAGAAGCATTTAAGCAATCATCAAAGTGGAAAGATTCAACTGTAGATGTAAAAGCAAGCGAACTTTTTGGTAAGGTTTTGGTAAGGTATAAAGAACTTCAAGAAGAAGCTCAAGATGCTGCGATTATGACTCGTAAAGAGCGAATGGTCACTCTATCAGAGATAGCTAAAAATGCCGAAAAAGAAGCTGACATGATTAAGGCAATTGACACTCTTAATAAAATGGATGGCGATTATACAAGCAAAGTTGAATTATCTGGTTCAGTCAAAACCAATCCTTTTGTAGACTTATCAACAGAAGAGCTTAGAAAGTTGGCGAGTCGTGATGGATAAAATAGCGCTAGGGGCAAAAATTGAACTGTCTAAGCGCTTTTTCTTTGATTACTGTAATCTCATCATGCCAAGCTTTTATAAACGAGATAGAGCTTATCTGGTGACAATGTGCGAAGAGTTTCAGTCGTTTCTAAATGATGATGAGCATGATGTTTTGGTTTTGAATCTTCCACCACGTCACGGGAAGTCGCTCACGCTCGGTAAGTTTGTAGAGTGGGTGCTTGGTAATGACCACACGAAGAAAATCATGACTGGTTCATATAACGAAATTCTATCAACAGTTTTCTCTAAAAATGTTCGTAACACTATTCAACAAAATAAAGCGGATGTGGATAAGATTGTTTACTCCGATATTTTTGATTCCAAGATTAAAGACGGAGATGCTGCGAAAAACCTTTGGAGTTTGTCAGACGGATATAACAACTATCTAGCAACCTCTCCAACAGGGACTGCAACAGGTTTCGGTGCTGACATTATTATTATTGATGATGTTATCAAGAATGCTGAGGAAGCTAACAACGCGACAGTATTAGAAAAACATTGGGACTGGTTTGTAAACACTATGCTTTCACGTTTGGAATCAGGCGGTAAAATCATAATTAACATGACTCGTTGGCATAGTGAAGATTTAGCCGGACGTGCTTTGCGTGAATTGCCTAAGAATGGCTATCGAGTAAAACATATTAATTTCAAGGCTTTCAATGAACAAACGAATGAAATGCTTTGTGATGATGTCCTGACACTCGAAGATTATAAGCGCAAAGTAAAAACAATGGGGGCTGATATTGCCAGCGCCAACTACCAACAAGAACCGATTGATGTCAAAGGTCGATTATATAGTGAGTTCCAAACCTACAACGCTCGCTCAGAGTACAAAAAGATTTGGAACTATTGCGATACCGCAGACACTGGGAAAGACTATCTCTGTTCGATTGTGTGGGGTGAAACCTCAGACGGCTTTGCGGATGTGTTGGATATTATTTACACTCAAAAACCGATGGAATACACAGAAAACGCAGTGGCCAATCAATTAATTAATAACAGAGTAAATGCATCAAGAATCGAGCGTAACAATGGCGGTCGGTCTTTTGCTCGTTCTGTCAGAGATAAGATTCAAGGCAAAGTGGCTTGTGCTGTAGAAGATTTCTTCCAAGGAAATAATAAAGAAGCCCGAATTTATTCTAATAGTTACTGGATAGAGCAGCATGTTCGATTGCCGAATGACTGGCGAACTCGTTTCCCAGAATACTATCAAGCAATGACAACTTATCAACGTGAAGGTAAAAATAAACATGATGATGCGCCGGATGCAACAACAGGGATTGCTGAGACAATGACAACTCGTAAAGCAAAACTAAAATCTTTCAAAGGAGGATTCTAATTGAAATACAAACCACCTAAATTAATGACATTTCCAAAAGATGAACCAATCACAAACGAAGTAGTTACAAAGTTCATGGAAAAACACAGATTAGAAGTTGCTCGATATGAGTACTTAAAAAATATGTATCGTGGAATCATGGCCATTGACGCTGAACCAACAAAAGACCTTTGGAAACCAGACAATCGTTTAACTGTAAATTTTACAAAATATATTGTAGATACTTTTACTGGATACTTCAATGGTATTCCAGTTAAAAAGTCTCATTCAGATAAAGAAACACTTTCTAAACTCCAAGAATTTGATAATCTTAATGACATGGAAGATGAAGAGTCAGAGCTTGCAAAGATGGCTTGCATTTATGGTCGAGCTTTTGAACTCTTATATCAAAACGAAGAGACTCAAACGAACGTTATTTATAACACTCCTGAAAATATGTTCATGGTTTATGATGACACGATTAAACAAGAACCATTGTTTGCGGTGCGTTATGGTTATGATGATGACTATAAATTATATGGTGAAGTTTATACAAAAGAAACAACCTATGCTTTAAATGGAACCATGGGCTTTTACAATATGACTGAACAAGCACCGAATCCTTTTGATGATTTGCCAGTTGTAGAGTTCTATTTCAACGAAGAACGGATGAGTATTTTTGAATCTGTTATTTCATTAGTCAACGCTTTTAACAAAGCAATTAGTGAAAAAGCAAATGATGTTGATTATTTCAGCGATCAGTATTTGACATTCTTAGGTGCTGCAGTTGAAGAAGAAGATTTGAAAAACATTCGTAGTAACCGTGTTATTAATTATTATGGCGAGAGTTCCGAAGCGAAAAATGTAGATGTTAAATTCTTAGAAAAGCCTGATAGTGATTCTCAAACAGAAAATCTATTGGACCGACTGACTAAGTTAATCTTCCAAACAACAATGGTTGCGAATATCTCTGATGAATCTTTCGGGTCATCAAGTGGTGTCTCGTTAGCCTACAAACTTCAAGCAATGAGCAACCTAGCTCTGTCATTTCAACGTAAGTTCCAATCTTCTTTGAATAGTCGATACAAACTATATTGTGAGTTAAGTACGAACGTTTCAAACAAGGAAGCTTGGAAAGATATTGAGTACACTTTTACTCGTAATGAGCCTAAAGATATTAAAGAGCAGGCTGAAACTGCTAATATTCTTATGGGAATCACTAGCCAAGAAACTGCTTTAAGTGTCATTTCCGTTATTCCAGATGTCCAAGCTGAAATGGAAAAAATCAAAAAAGAAGAAGCTTCTACAGCTATCTTTGACAAGGATAAGCAACCTAGTGAAAAGGGAACAGATACAGTAGTTCCTGAAACAAATGAGGAGTAACCTATGAGAACTCCCGACTATTGGATAAAACGTGAGCAAGCGTGGCAGGCGCAACAAATAAAAGATGATACAAAACGCATGAAGCAAATCATGGATAAGCTATTTGAAGCTCAAGAAGCCATTCAAAAAGAAATCAATGCCAACTGGCAGAACTTTGCGAATGGTCAAGGTATTTCTATTAGTGAAGCCATGAAACGTGCGGATAAAATGGATGTCAAAGCATTTGCCAATAAAGCTAAGAAGTACGTTCAAGAAAAAGACTTTTCACATCAAGCAAATCAAGTATTGAAACTTTATAACTTGACCATGAGAGTGAATCGTTTAGAACTTCTGAAAGCAAATATTGGTCTGGAGCTTATTTCTGTATTTGACGACTTGGATAAATATTTTTCAAAGAGTTTGAGCGACGCAGCTCTCACAGAATTTGAAAGACAAGCCGGAATTCTTGGTCTAAGTGTTCCAAAGAAAGGATATAACAGTTTAGTTGAATCAGTTCTTAATGGAAGTTATAAAGTCGAAGGATTCGCCAGTTTCTCTGACAAGCTTTGGCAATATCAATTTGAATTAAAAGCTGATATTGAAAAACTTCTTATTCGTTCAGTAACTGGCGGAATCAATCCAAAAGCATTGGCCCCACAACTTAAAAGGCTGATGACTGAACAAGGAAAGCTTAATGCGACTTACAACGCACAACGATTGCTTGTGTCAGAAACAACGAGAATTCAAACGGCTATTCAAGAAGAAAGCTATAAAAAAGCTGATATTGATAGTTATGAGTATATTGCTGAACCGTCAGCTTGTCCTATCTGTGGGGCATTGAATGGTAAAATTTTCAAGCTTAAAGATATGTCGCCTGGTATTAATGCGCCAAACATGCATCCGTTTTGTAGATGCAGCACAGCGCCGCATGTTGATGATAAAGGTTTCTGGGATGATTTACTTGATAGGAAAGTAATCAGTCAAGACGAATACAAGCAAGCATTTGACGACAGGACAGAAGCTGATAAAGCGATTGAAGAATTGCGCAGAAAAAGAAAAGGATAGATTTCAATGAATAAAAATGATAAAAAATATTTGTTCTTGCAAATGAGCTATTGGGAGATGTAGCTAATCAAAAAATTACTGGTGTTTCTGTAGATAATACTAATTACGAAGATGAAACAAAACGACTTTCCATTGTTATTGATTATGTAGAAACATCAGGGACTAATTTTAAAATAAAAACAGATGGTCTTAAAAATATTAATTTGGGTGATGTTGCTGGGGATATTATAAAAGCAGGAAACCTGAATATTCAAAACTAAGCGTTTGTCACTGACAGGCGCTTTTCTTATGCTCAAAGGAGGACATAAAATGGACGAATTACAATTCACAAACAAAGCAAAGCAAATGGTAGCTGACTATGCCAATAAAAAGAACGAGGAAAAAACGACACCATTAGAAGTATATGTCGTGTGGTCATGCAAGACTTTGCAGAATAACAAAGCTATGCTTTCTACTGATGCCCCGGACGGTCGATATTATGAAGTGACTTACAACGGAGATAAGCAAGAATTTTATTTTGATGCTTATATCAAGGAACACAATCAACTCATTAAATAATAGTTTTAAACCCTTGGTATTCCATGAGTTTTTCTTATGTCCGTTTCCGAATGTTGTGGACACTAAATAAAACACGAGAAAATCAGACTCCCAAGTCTTTAAATGCGAGTAGGAGGAACCAGAAATGGAACATACAGAACTTTTACCCCTTAATTTGCAACTGTTCGCAGAAGAAGCAGCCGATGAGACGTCTGAAGCTGGTTCGGAAACTGAAACAGAAACAAACGAAGAAGAGCAGCAAGAACAATCAACTGATAATGACAAAATCGTCGAAAAGCTTCAAAAACGAATTGGTAAAGAGCAGGCTGAAAAAAATGAAACAAAAACACAGCTTGACCAAGCGCTGGCTCGTATTGAAGAACTTGAAAAAGGTGGCAAAAAGTCAGTTAAAGAAAAATCTGACGAAGAAAAAGCTGCTGAAATTCAAAAAGCTAAAGACGATGAAATCGCAAGCCTTAAAGCACAAATCAAAATTTCAAACATTACCAGCCAAGCTGATGAAGTATTGAAAGAAAGTGGAATTGCTTTAAGTGCTGCTGAATTAGGATTGTTAGTTGATGTTGATGAAGAAAAAACTTACAGCAATGTAAAAACTTTCCTCAATTTGCTTGATAATCAACGCTCACAATGGGAAAAAGCACGAAACACAGGGACAACGCCTAAACGTGTTCCAGGTAACACTGATGTCGATGTTTTTAAACAAGCGGCAGCTAAATATTAAAATAGGAGATCTAAATTATGGCAATTAAATATTTCACAAAACAATACGCTGGTATGTTACCAGACCTTTTCGCAAAAAAATCAGCTTTCTTGCGTGCTTTTGGTGGAGTTCTTCAAGTAAAAGATGGTGTCACTGAAAATGATACTTTTATGGAACTCAAAGTAAGCGACACTGATGTAGTTATCCAAGCATATTCAACTGATGCAAATGTTGGTTTTGGATCTGGAACAGGTAATACTTCACGCTTTGGTCAACGTAAAGAAGTTAAGTCAGTCAACAAACAAGTGAGTTACGATGCTCCTTTGGCAATTAATGAAGGAATTGATGATTTCACAGTCAACGATATCAAAGACCAAGTTGTAGCAGAACGTTTAGCACTCCATGGTGTGGCATGGGCCCAACATGTCGATAAATTGCTTGGTAAACTCTTATCAGATAGTGCCAGCGAAACGTTGACTGTAAAACTTGATGAAGATTCCGTGACTAAATTGTTCTCAGATGCTCATAAGAAATTTGTAAATAACAACGTTTCTATAGCAGTGCCTTGGGTTGCTTATGTTAATGCTGATATCTATGACTTGCTTATTGACTCTAAACTTGCAACAACTGCTAAAAATTCAAGTGCAAACGTTGATGAACAAACACTTTATAAATTTAAAGGTTTTATTTTATCTGAACTTCCTGATGAAAAATTCCAACTTAATGAAGGAGCTTACTTTGCTGCTGATAATGTTGGTGTAGCTGGTGTCGGAATTCAAGTGACTCGTGCAATGGATTCAGAAGACTTTGCAGGAACAGCACTTCAAGCCGCTGCAAAATATGGTAAATACTTGCCAGAGAAGAATAAAAAAGCAATTCTTAAAGCCACAGTAACAAAGTAATTGCCCCTAAGAGCGTAACGTTAAATAAAACAACGTTATCGCTTGCAGTTGGGGCAAACGAAACATTGACAGCAACTGTCTTACCAGTAGATGCAGATGATAAAACAGTAACCTTTGCTTCAAGCGAACCTACAATTGCTACGGTAACACCGAAACAAGGGAATGTAGTTGGTAAAGCTGAAGGTAAAACGAAAATTACTGGAACAACAGCTAACGGATTAACTGTTACATGCGATGTTACCGTAACTTCTGTATAATAAGGAGTAATTTATGGCTATCACTGATGATTTAAAAAAGCTTTTAGGCGGTTCATCGGATGAGCGCTTGGAAGTAATCGAAAAACGCACTCGTGAACGTTTATTGCTAATTCTCAGTTCTAATATCAAAGAAGTACCACCAGAACTAGAATATGTTGTTTTGGACGTTTCCTTGAAGCGTTTTAATCGTATCGGTCAAGAAGGCATGCAGTCCTACTCACAAGAAGGATTAAGCATGACCTTTTCAGAATCTGATTTTGATGAGTATGCCGATGAAATTGAATCATGGCGAAAATCAAAAGAAACTGAGGGCGATAAGAAGATTGGGAGGTTCAGATTGTATTGAGATTTTTAGATGAAGTTACTTTTATCAAAGAATCGCCCGACTCACATTATGACCCCGATTTAGGTGAATGGGTTGAAAAAGAACCAACTCGAGCAGTATTTAGTGCAAACATCACTGATATTGGAACTGACAGAAGTATAAAAGTTTTCGGGGATATTAAACAAGGGGCAAAAGTCATGCGAATGATGCCCCTTTTTACTATGCCAGAATATGATTACATTGAGTTTGATAATAAAAAGTGGGCTTTAATGACTTACCGCAATCCAAGTGAGCGAAACACTTTTATTTTGCAGGAGGTCAATCAATGAAAATAACTGGAATTGATGCCTTGCAAAAGAAATTGAGAAAAAATGCTACGCTTAATGATGTCAAACATGTTGTAAAAAGAAATACTGTAAGCATGAACAAGAATATGCAAAATCTTGCTCCTGTAGATACAGGAAACATGAAGCGTTCAATAACCAGTGAATTTACAGACGGGGGACTTACAGGAACGACTATACCTCATACTGATTATGCTGGATATGTAGAGTATGGGACACGATTTCAAGCTGCACAGCCATTTGTTAAGCCGGCTTTTGATGTTCAAAAGAAGATATTCACAAATGATTTAGAAAGGTTGACGAAATGATTAAAACTCGAGACCAATCTATTTTTGACGAATTGTTCAAACGAATCCAAGCTTTGGGGTATACCGTTTATGATTATAAGCAAATGAATGAAGTGGGCTATCCATTTGTTGAAATGGAGAATACTCAAACTATTCATGAACCAAATAAAACGGATATTAAAGGCACAGTAAGTCTTTCATTATCCGTTTGGGGCTTACAGAAGAAGCGCAAGGAAGTGTCTGACATGGCAAGCAATATATTTAATCAAGCATTGAATATAAGTGCCACAGATGGCTATTCTTGGGCTTTGAATTTACAAGCAAGTACCATTCAAATGATGGACGATACAACAACAGGTACACCGCTTAAAAGAGCGTTTATTAACTTAGAATTTAGACTAAGATAGGAGATTTAATATGGCAGAATTAACAGCTAAACAGGGTAAAGATATTATCTTACTCTATCGTTTGCTTAGTAAAGCAACAAAAGAAGCCGCTTGGAAACTTGCTTTCCAAACAGAACACTCGAATGAAAAAACTCGAGATTACAACACTACAGCAACCAAAGATGGGACAATAGGTTCTCTTGCAGCAATTGAATATAGTTTATCTGCCACATCTATTGCAGCAAATGGTGACCCACATCTTGACGAAATGGACAAAGCGTTTGATGATGGAGAAATTATTGAAGTATGGGAAATTGATAAAGCTGAAAAAGGATCTGACGGAAAGTACAAAGCTAAATATCTTCGTGCTTATCTTACAAGTTTCTCTTATGAACCTAATTCAGAAGATGCGCTTGAATTGAGTTTAGAATTTGGAGTGTTTGGCAAACCTCAAAAGGGCCAAGCCACACTAACTGAAGAACAAGCTAATGTTGTTCAGTATGTATTCAAAGATACTGTTGCGGGATAAAGCTGAAAATATTACTGACTCTGCCTGGAGTACAGTTGTAGAAGTGACAATTTAAATACTATAAACAAAAGGCTAGAGATTTGCTCTAGTCTTTATTTTTTAAGGAGAAATCAAAATGGAATTAACAATTAATGGCAAACAGTATGTTTTTATCTTTGGTTACCGATTCATTAAGGAATTGAATAAAAAAAATGAAGTCACAGAGCGTGGGATGACTTTAAAAGCCGGCTTAGATAACGCTTTGATGAACTTCTTTAGCGGAGATATCGAAACACTTGTTGAAATGCTAAAAACTGCGAATGCAACAGAAAATCCTCGTGTCTCTGAGAAAGGGATAGTTGAATGGATTGAAGAAAATGGTATTGATATGCTTTTTGATTTAGTACTCGAAGAGTTAAAAAAGTCGGAATTTACCAAGAAAAAAACATTGAACTTCGAGAAAGAAGTCAGCAAAAATCTACAGTAATAGATTTTGACAAACTCTATGAACAAGTTCAGATAAATTGTTTGCGTTATCTCGGAATTGCTAATCTAAGAGATATAGAGCGCATGACCATTTCGGAGTATGAATTAAGGCTGAAAGCTTATAGGCTAAAAAGACTTGATGAGCAAGAATTTATTTACCAACAGGCATGGGCAAATTGGCAAGTTCAATCAACTAAGCAACAAGGTAAGAAGCAAGTTCCAGTTTATTCGACCTTCAAGAAGTTTTTTGATAAAGAAAAATTTGAAAATGATATTTTAGGAATCGAAACTTCGGACAGTGCTTTTAAAAAGGACAAAAAACTAATTAACCTCATGAAAAAAGCAAATAAGTAAGAAAGGAGGAAAAACATGGAATCTTATAGTGTAGAAGCGATTCTGAGTGCTGTTGATAAAAATTTCACTTCAACCATGAATAAAGCAGATAGTTCAATGGGAACATTGAACAAGAACTCACAAAATACAAATACTTCTATCCTAGATATTGCTAAGGGTGTTGGGGTTTTTAAACTTGTTGATTCTGCGATTAGTGTGGTAAAAAGTTCATTGGATGGTGCAATTAACCGTTTTGATACTTTAAAAAACTATCCAAAAGTAATGGCTCAAATGGGCTATTCTACTGATGATGTTGCTAAGTCAACCGAGGTACTAAAAAAAGGTGTCGACGGATTGCCTACTTCACTTCAAGAACTGACGAAAAGCTCTCAAAGCTTTGCGATTTTAGAGAAAAGCGCAACGGGTGGTGCTAAAACAGCAACCGCTCTTAACGATGCTTTTCTATCTTCTGGCGCAAGTGCTGCAGATGCAAGCCGAGGAGTTCAGCAATATAGTCAAATGTTATCTAGTGGTAAAGTTGATTTAATGTCATGGCGAACACTTCAAGAAACTATGCCCTACGCTTTGACACAAGTTGCTAAATCATTTGGTCTCACGGGTAAAAGTGCTGAACGTGATTTATACGCCAAGCTTCAGTCTGGTGACATTACCATGGAACAATTGAATAAGCGATTTGTAGAACTGGACGGTGGAGCTAAAGGATTTGCGCAAACTGCAAGAACGGCAACTGGCGGTATTGGTACATCTTTTACTAACATGAAAAACGCTGTGGTAAACGGAATAACTGGAGTACTGCAAACGATTGATACCGCCTTACAAAATAATGGATTTAAAAATGGTATTGCGACAGTTTTCGATGGCATGAAGCAATCTATAATTGATACTTTTAAAAATATTAATTCTGTTTTATCTAAAGTACTCCCACCTATTATAACTGCTTTTGTTCAACTAGGAAATATTTTAAAGCCTTTCACTCCTTTACTAAAAGGATTAGGTGGAGGTTTTACAACTTTAATAGCTATCGTTGGCGGAATGCTTATTTTTCAAAAAGTTGCTGGCGCTGTAAAAACTCTGTTTGCTGCATTAACCGCAAATCCTTATGTTTTAGCAATAGCTGGAATTGTTGCCTTGGTTTTAGCAATCAAAAATCTTTGGGACACTAATAAAGGTTTTAGAGATGCAGTCATTCAAATTTGGCAGTCTATTTCTGACTTTTTACAACCAGTTATTGAATTTATTTCTGGTATCATAACGAATACATTTACTCAAGTTTCTCAATGGTTTAATGAAAACCAGCAAGGAATACAGAACTTAATTCAAACAGTATGGGGAGTCATCCAAGGTGTATTTGAAGTCGCAATGATCGCAATTCAAGCAGTTGTTTCTTTAGTATTAGGACAAATGCAAGCTGGTTGGGAAATTTGGAGCAATGTTATTTCAGGGATTGTACAGGTAGCATGGGCTTTGATTTCAAATATTTTTTCTGGTTCTTTAGACAATATTTTGGCAGTTGTAACGTTCGTTATTAAACAAGTCCAATTGGTGATTGATACAGTGATGAATGTTATTCAAGGGATAATAAAAACTGTTTGGTCACTTATTACAGGAGACTGGAAAGGCGCTTTAGATGGAATCAATCAAATTGTCGGAGCTTTTGGAAAGTTCATTACCGGAACTTTCGATAATGTAATGGGATTAGCTAAAGACTTGATAAAAAATGGCATTGATACTATTAAAGGAATATTTGACAGCTTATCTAAAATTAATCTTCTTGACATTGGTAAGGCTATTATTGATGGTTTTGTAAAAGGCCTAAAAAGTGCCTGGGAAGCGGGTATGAAGTTTATTGGCGGAATTGGAGATTGGATTAAAAAACATAAAGGTCCAATCCGTGTCGACAGAAAACTTTTAACTCCCGCTGGTAATGCCATTATGAATGGTTTGAATTCTGGTTTAACTGGAGGTTTCCGTGATGTTCAATCCAATGTATCAGGAATGGGAGACATGATTGCTAATGCAATTAATTCTGACTATTCTGTGGATATTGGGGCAAATGTTGCGGCAGCTAATCGCTCAATCAGTAGTCAAGTTTCTCATGATGTGAATCTTAACCAAGGCAAACAGCCGGCTTCATTCACTGTGAAGCTTGGGAATCAAATCTTTAAAGCCTTTGTGGATGACATTTCTAATGCACAGGGTCAAGCAATTAACTTAAATATGGGATTTTAGGAGGTAGAAATGTACAAGTTTAGAGATACGACAAAACAGGAGCATTATCGCAACCTTCCTTTTATTCCAACCAGCGCCATGAGTTATGATGGGACTTGGTTAGAGGAACTCATAGAAGATTATCAGACTTTGACGGTTGAGGGGCGAGAAATGTATTCTCTCAGCTTTGAATCACAAGAAATGCAAGTGGGAGGAGTAATCACCAATGTGAAATATCCTCCTCGGGAGCTGACGATAAAATATAAGCTTGAGGATAGGGACCCTCGAGCTTTACAAGAAAAGTTTGATACTTTAAAAGCATTCTTGATTCGTCAAGAAGATGTTCCCATTATTTTTAATGATGATCTGGAATATACTTTTTATGGCCGTTTCCAAACTGCAGACAATGTGGCTGGAGATACTAATTCGATTATTTCAAGTTTTACTGTCCTTTGTAGCAATCCATTTAAACACGGAAAAACTCAAAGTGTAAAAAATAAAGTGATTGAAGTTTTACCCTATCCAGTTAAACCAGATAAGCTGTCATTTAAATTACTGACAGATGGTTTACTTGCAACTGACGGAATTTATCGCTTGAAGTCATCACAGGCTAAAAATGGCGACCTTTTGGAATTTGATTTTCAAACAGGCGATACTTTTCTCAATGGGAAAGTAAATAACAACCTCTTAGACCTTGATTCTGATTTCAAAAATGTCAGACTGACAACTGGAACAGATTTTTCAAGTTCAAACTATGAGTTAACGATTCAATATAGAAAGGCGGTGCTTTAGTGAGTAATATCTTATTTTTAGATAAGATGCAACAAGTTATCAAAAGTTATGATTCTAACGAGTTTATAGTATGTGTTCAGACAAAAGAAATCACAACCAACGCTTCTGAATTAATGAATGATACACTTTCAGTTTCTTTACCTTTTGACGAAACAATTAAAGATGCCAGCTATATTGCAGTCAATGATACAAAAGAGCAAGAATTTTCTTTATACCGAATTTTAACCGCAAAAGATGAAGATGATTTATTATCATCTGAAGCGATAAATTTTGCAGTCGATGAATTGGATAATTTTATCATCAAAGATGTAAGGCCTAAAAATAGGTCTTTTTCTTATGTGATTAATCAGCTTTTATCTGATTCAGGTTGTGACTGGGTATTGGGTATCTGTGAACCAATTAAAACAGTTTCCAGCACCTTCTACTATACTTCCATGCGTGAAGCTCTAAAAGCTCTACAAGAGTTAGGTGCAGAGTTTACCTTTTCAATTGAAATTACAGGAAATAAGATTACTAAAAAAATCATTAACTGCTATAACCAAATTGGAAAAATTACCAATAAACGCTTTGAATATGGCGATGAAGTTTTGAAAATTGTTCACCAACAAGACCGCACAAATATTGTTACTGCTCTAATTGGACGTGGGAAAGGTGAAGAAGTTGGCGACGGCTATGGGCGAAGAATTGAGTTTTCAGACGTCGAGTGGAGAAAGTCAAATGGTAAACCACTTGATAAGCCAAAAGGTCAAAACTGGATTGAATATCCAGAAATGACAAAAGAATACGGCATTCCATCAAACGGAAAAATGTTACCACGTAAAATGGTTGTTATTTTTGACGATGTGGAAGATGCAAGTGAACTTTTGCAAAAGACTTATGACCAACTGGCTTATTACTGCCGGCCACTCGTTCAGTTTAGTACTGAGATATTAGGCAGTGATTCAATTGGAAATACTGTTTCAATCCATAGAGGAGACCGAAATTATCACTATCAGACAAGAGTCTTTAAAGTAGTTACTGACCATGTTAATGGGCGAGTGCAAGCTAGTCTAGGCGATAATTTAAGTGGAAACTCAATTAATCGCCAGTTGTCACAAGTTCAAAGCAATATCTCTGACCTTGATAATAATAAAATGACATTTTATGACTCCACAGAAATTGGAAAGTATCAAGACGATATTATGCGAGGTGCTGGTGCGAACGGTGGCTCGATTTACATGGTCAACGGAATTGAAGCTGGTGTATCACAATCAAGAGAGACCTATGAGCAAGTCTTTATGGATGGCCCAAGGATTCAAGATTCACAGTATTTCATGATTCAAAATAATGCTGGAATATCTTTTAAGCAATGCAAAAAAGGGCAATGGACGACAATTCAAGACGTTCATAATGGGAAAAGCAATACTGCATGGACACTTGATGGGACTTTCAATGCTAACTTTATTAATGCCGGAGTTTTGCAAGGGGTCAAGATTCGCTCAGTTGATAATGACTTCGTTATTGAACTTGACCAAGGAAAGATTCGCTTTATAAAAAAAGACGGTTCTTCTGAAAAAGAAATGTTCGCATTTGCTCCAACTTATGTCGGTGGACAACTCCAAGGCATTAATGCAATTCAAAATCAGGGTTATTCTTTCGCCTTGTCATCAAAAGGAAACAACGGAGCGCTTTTAAATGTTTTAGAAATTCCAAAAGACAGTACGGCTGAAAATCGAAAATTAAATCTTTACGGAGAAGTAAAAGTTGATGGTAACTTTTATGTTAATGGAGTAAAAATCGATACCAACGGTGGAGGAAACTCTGGTGGCGGCGGTGGTTGGAATGGCCAATATCCACCAGAAGTCACAAGCGATCGTGATAAACGGTACTGGCAAATCTGGGCAATGGCAATTGGGGCTGGTTTCTCTAAACAAGCGGCGGCCGCATTACTCGGAAATGCACAGGGTGAATCTGATGCCAATCCAACGGCTGATGAGGGCGGCGGACGTCCTGGATTCGGTTATGGGGTTTGGCAATGGACGGATAGTTCAGGCGCTAGCTCTGGACGTGTTTATATGATTAACCTCATGACACGAGCAGGAGTGACTGACAATCCTGACACAATCACAGCCCAATTCAAACTCTTGATGTGGCATGCACAAAACGGCCAATGGATTGCGAAAAGTTCTTATCCTTATTCTTGGACTCAATTCATGACATTGACCAATATCAATACTGCAACGCAAGCTTTTGTAGCTAACTTTGAACGTCCTTTAAACGGACACCCTGAACGTAGCACTTGGGCACAAGAGTGGTATAACAAATTTGTTAATCTTAAAATCCCAAGCGGTGGCGGAGGTTATATCGCTCCAATTTCAAGTCCTATTACCGTAACAAGTGAAATGGGTTGGAGAACGAGTCCAATCACCGGAGCGCAAGAATTTCACAATGCTATGGACTTGGTTAATGGCAATCCAACAACTCCAATCTTAGCTTCTAACGATGGTCAAGTGGTCCAAGCAGGAAGTAATTATTATGACTGGTATGGAAATTACACGGTCATCAAGCATGCGGATGGACTTTATACAGGGTACGCACATCAAAGCAGAATCGATGTTTCTGTGGGTCAAAATGTTAAAAAGGGCCAACAAATTGGACTTATGGGAGCGACTGGTCCGGTCACTGGACCACATTTGCACTTCCAATTTATGGACCAATATTGGCCATCATCAAGCGCTCACTTTAAGAATCCAAGGGATTATATCAAATTTTAGAAAGGGTCTATTATGACAGAACATTTTATAACACTGTCCACCACAGAGCCTAATAACAATATTGGCATTGTTAAGCTAAGACATGCGGATGTCAATAGTCAAGCCATTGTTGCTCAAATCGTAGAGAACGGTCAGCCCAAGAGTTTTGAGGGACTGCAACCGTTCTTTTGTTTAATGGCACAAGAAACCACAGGTCAAGGATTATCAGAAGAAAGTGTTGTCTCCTTTGATGCCAAAAATGGAACATTGAATTATATTGCCAGTGACAATGCTTTGCAAATGGTTGGACGTAACGAAGCTTATTTTAGCTTTAGAAAACAAGAAGGAAGTCAATGGATTGAGCAATTCTCCACTCGGACTTTTCACTATATTGTTGAGAAATCCATTTATTCGCAACCCTTCAAAGACTCAAACTATTGGTGGACTTTCAAAGAGCTTTATCGAATCTTTAATAAGTATATTGAAGATGGTAAAAATAGCTGGGAACAGTTTGTGGAAGCAAACCGTGAAATCCTTGAATCAATTGATCCAGGAGGACGGTTACTTGCGGAAGTTTTAGACCTCAATAAAATTATTTATCGTAAAGTTCCAAGCGGGTTTAATGTAGTAATTGAGCACGATTCAGAGTATCAACCGGATGTGAAAGTAACTTATTACAAAAATTCAATTGGAACCGAAGCGAATGGATTTGATACTGGTCCAGTATTTGGCGGAGAGCGAATTTATAACCTAGCTTCTTCATTAAGCTATATCAGAAATAAAGTCAATGTTGAGCTTCCGTCAGTTTATGCAATGGGCGGAGAAGTTGTAAATAATGGTAACGAACTGTTGTTAATCAACGGAACTGAGGTTATGCGTTTTGTTATTGAGGGCGCAACAATCACCAAAGGCTATGTTGAAAAAGTGAAGCCACCAACTAATCTAATTGTTTATGATATCACTTCTTCAAGTGCAAAAATTTCGTGGGAAAACGGGGGATAATATGGCAGATAAAAATTATTTACACACCGCCTACGCCAACAGCGCAGACGGAACGGACGGTTTCACGACTGTTTATCCGAATTTGAATTTGTTAGTTAATAGTTCAGCCAAAACCAAAGATGGGTTCTTTAAAAATTTCGACAAAGTAGAAAATGGCTATGGGGAAGTAACAATGAAGGGAACTAATACATGGGTTACTAAAGACCTAGGGGATGGTTTCTCTATTCAGCCTAGAAATTACAAACCCGGAGATAAATATACAATGAGTATGGACGTTATGTTCACAAGTTGGAATCTCCCTGCTGGAACAACTATTACTGAGTTTTGGTTGGGTCAGCGATACTTTGGAGGCTCAGGGAAGCATATATGTTCTATTGATTTACCTAAAGACCCTAGCAAAATGTTGAACCAATGGATAAGAATAACACAAACTTCAACGATACCACCTTATGATGACCCTTCTGTTGGTACTCAAGCAATCTTTACTGTTGGTTTTTTTGGTCCGAGTGAAGGTAGCTTCACGATTAGAGTTAGAAAGCCAAAACAAGAAGAAGGCTCAGTAGCTACTCCACACATGCCCTCAGCTAGCGAAGTAACAACTGCTGACTGGCCGAAGTTTGTAGGAACTTACGTTGATACGAATCAAACTTCTAGTACGGAACCCAGTAAGTATGATTGGGATGAAATGAAGTATCGGGTTTATTTAGATGGTGTGCCTGTAGGTGGAAGTAAACTTCTGTCATTTGATTTGGAAAATCTAAAGGCGGGCACATCATACAATGTTCAGGTTAGTCAAATAAATGGCAATGTTGAAAGCGACAAGTCAGAAAGTGTTGCTTTTAAAACAACACTACCCAAATAATAGAAATAGGAGAAATAAATGGCTGAATTAACTAAAATTTATCGTGGCATGCAAAACGGTGCTGAAACGATTGATAATAACTTTAGTAAAATGAATACTGAGATGAAACAAACGGCTGACGCTTCTGTAAAAATGACAGGAAACCAAGATGTTTCTGGTGTTAAAAATTTCAAAGATGGAATAAAAATCAAAGACCTTGATGTTTTTCCATCTTATAAAAGCGGGAGTTGGTTCGTTGAAAATTTAGATGGAAACATGTATAGATTGACCACAATTATATCGGTAGATAAAGGAATAGATCAACCGTGGGGTTCTTTATATTTGAGTGCTGAAACACAACATCCAGACCTACCTGCTGGTTTTACCAAAACTGGTTTCACAGTATCTGTTTCTAAAACAAACAATTTGATGTGGAGTTCAGTTTCAGGGCCAAGCACTTTCCGACTAATTTCAGGAGTCAACACTGCTGGGGGAACAGGTCGCGAAGTTATCATTCAAGTCATGGCTACAAAATAAAGGGGAAAGCCAATCGTTAAATGGATAGGTTTTTAATATGAAAGGAAAAATACAAATTGGAGTATCAATGATTAGAAAGTAGGGGGTATGGATGCATTAGTACATGAAGGGTGGCTTTTTTTTAAACTTGTTATTGATAATTGGGCCGCTCTTCTTATAATTTCTGGTATTTTTGGTTGGATGTATCGAAGAATGACCAAGAAACAGGAAGAGCAATTAAGAATACTTTTAGTAGTCATTAAACGTGTTGAGCTTGGAGAAGCAATTAACCATGATTATGGCTTACAAATTGTCAGTGGTATTTTTGATGAATATACAGCGTTAGGGGGCAATCACTACGCTCACGAAATTTACGAAAGATATAAGGTGGGAAAAGAAAATGATTTTTAACAACAAGTTTTACAACGTCATCAAATGGGCTGTTTTAACAGCCTTGCCAGCTCTTAGTGTTTTTATCGGAGTAATTGGTAAAGCCTACGGTTGGGAGGGAACTGATTTAGCCATCATCACATTGAATGCATTCACGGTATTCTTGGGAACATTAGCTGGAGTAAGTGCTGTCAAATATAATAATCAGCCAAATGATACGGAGGAAAACAAATGAAAAAAATAATCAAAAAAGCTGCCATTGGAATGGTAGCTTTCTTTGTTGTCGCAGCAAGCGGACCAGTATTTGCGGCAGTCGGTGACCAAGGGGTGGACTGGTCAAAATATAATGGAGACTATGGTAACTTTGGCTATGCTCATGATAAATTTGCTTTTAGCCAAATCGGAGGAACTTACGGTGGAACCTTTGTAGACCAAGCCACCTATGAAACGCAAGTAGCTTCAGCAATTGCTCAAGGTAAACGAGCCCATACTTATATTTGGTATCAAGTCGGAGGTTCCCAAGAAGTAGCCAAAGCAGCACTTGACCGCTATTTACCAAGAATTCAAACTCCTAAAAACTCTATTGTTGCCTTGGACTACGAAAGTGGAACAAGTGGAGATAAACAGGCCAATACTGATGCCATTCTTTACGGAATGCGTCGAGTAAAAGCGGCTGGATATACTCCAATGTATTATTCTTACAAGCCGTACACTTTGGAAAATGTCAATTATAAGCAAATCATCAAAGAGTTTCCTAACTCACTTTGGATTGCGGCATATCCAAATTATGAAGTAACACCAGTTCCAAACTATAGCTTTTTCCCAAGTATGGACGGAATTTCAGTATTCCAGTTCACATCAACTTATGTTGCTGGCGGACTTGATGGAAATGTTGATTTAACAGGAATCACAGATAATGGATACGGAAAACAGCAAGGCCAAGAAGTTAAACCCGATACTGCTACACCGGCCATTGAAAATGGTAAAGAAGCCAATGAAGTTAAAGGAAACGATGTAGAAGTTGGAATGACGGTTAAAGTAAACTTTGGCGCTAAGAATTATGCCACAGGAGAAACAATTCCTCAATGGGTAAAAGGTCAACCACATAAAATCATCCAGAAGAATGGAGATACTGTCTTGCTTGATGGTATTAGGAGCTGGTTATCCGTTCATGATGTGGAAACTATTGATGCTTCTACAAGCCAGCCAACGACACCCGCAAAAACTCATATTGTTCAGTCAGGCGATACTTTGAGTGGGATTGCATCAAACTGGGGTACAAACTGGCAAGAATTAGCACGTCAGAACAGTTTATCTAATCCGAACATGATTTACACTGGTCAGGTTATTCGCTTCACAGGCGGTCAATCTGGGGCTACAGCACGAACTTACACAGTAAGCTCTGGCGATAATCTTTCATCAATTGCCAGTCGTTTAGGAACAACAGTTCAAAGCTTAGTTTCAATGAATGGTATTTCAAATCCTAATTTGATTTATGCTGGTCAAACTTTAAATTATTAAAATAGTAAAATTAACCCTGACTTCGGTCAGGGCTTTTTTGTTAACAAATGTTACTGTTTTTCTTAAAATAAATTAGTATAATATCCTTATCATAAATGCTATTCCAAATACAAATACAAATAACTAAGTATTTCGGGAGAGATAAAGTGCCCTTTTCCAAAGCGAGGGCGCTTTTTTCTTGACAACGGAAATGGAAAGTTATATAATTTTTACATCCCAAAAAATACTTTTTTAATAAATTCATTCCTTAGCGTCCCTCTCCTAACTGGGGCGCTTTTTTTATGCTATAATATAGTCGGGATGTTTGTGAGATTTCATCTCCTTTCTAGAGTCAAGCCATTCTTCGGAGTGGCTTTTTTCAAATAAAAAAGCTCTAGCTGGATGACTTCAAGGAGTCCAACTAGAGGATGATGAGTGTTAGTACAATTTCAGAA